CGGTACTAGCCCTTTACAACAACCTACTTGTTGAAGGAGTAGCACCTGAACAAGCACGTATGGTATTGCCACAGTCTATGATGACTGAGTGGTACTGGTCAGGTAGCCTTGATGCCTTTGCTGATATGTGTAACCTGCGTTGTGCTTCTGATACACAGGCAGAGACAAGGTTTGTTGCTACACAGATCAGTGACAGAATGCGTAAGCTATTTCCTGTATCGTGGTCAGCATTGATGAAATTTTTGACAACATACCACACACTCTGTAAGGTTGCAGAAGAGTATAAGTTTAGATACGAGGAGAAGAATGATGAGTAAAGACGCAGGTATCATTGGTGTTGAGACTGTCGAAGAACACGAAGATGGTAGTGCCACCTACAAGTTTCACTTCGACGCACATGCCCGAGGTTTACTGGCAGAGGAAGGCTTGAAGCTAGTGATGTACTGTGCAGCAGCCAAGCTGGACATGCAGGTAGTGTATGACTTCATTGAGGATCACATCAGGTACAACAAAGATGAGAGGTTTGATGAGTACGGAAACTATGGAGAGAACAATCCACCAGTGTCTTCTAAAGAAACATGGGATAATCAAGATAAGGGGGAGAACCTTGCATGACAGGTAAGTATACATTCGGTATCCCCCTCAAGGAAATAAGACCTATGACCAAAGAGGAGCGACAGAGAGCCAAAGTAAAAGAATCGTATAATACGATTGGTCTCAATCTTTGTGTAAGTTGTGGGTGCCCTACTCCAAACACATGGTGCGAGTTTTGCTTGAAGGAAGAGTGATGACAGAGCAAGAAATACTAAAAATGTGCAAAAACCTAGCAAAAAAGTACAAAAACAGGCAAGAATACGATGATTTGGTGTCTGAGGGTGTCCTCAAGTGTCTTGAAGTTTTGAACAAAGGTGCTGCTGATAAGGCAGCATTGAAGTCTCATGCTAGAACTGCCATGCAGGATTATTACAACCACAAAAGGAAGGTTGTGCAGGTTCCTGTTCATGGTCAGGCACACTCTATGTCTAGGGATCAAGAGACAAGCAACTGGACTGCTATGGCGCTGCAAAAAGCCTTGTACACCCCCTCAGTGGAAATTAGAGAGGAAATGGCACTAGGGGAATCTCCAGAGACAATTCTGGAGCGTAAACAATTCATCAGACATGTCTTTATGACTGCGTTTAATTGTCTTACTCACGACGAGTGGACAATTATTCGTATGCGGTATTGGGATGGTATGACACAAGATGCTGTAGGTAAAGAGATGTGTCATAACAAAATGTGGGTGTCTCGTAAAGAAAAGTCAGCGCTTGAAAAGATCTGTAACAATTTGTGATGTTACAAATATTGAAACTTGCCTGTATCTATATACGTAAGTTTTAATAATTATGATGATAATAAAACGTGAGTATAAACTATGGAAGAGAAAAAGCATCAACCATGTCCCTATGTTGCTTGTCAAAGTAGTGACGCATTTTGTTACAATACTGGTGGTTATGGCAAGTGTCACTCTTGTAATAGGGCATACCCATCTAAAGATGAAATGTTCGAGTGGGCAAAAGAGGCTTACCCAACAAAGTATGCGGAGACTGTAGTGGAAATAAGGAAACCTGACCCCTCTAATGGAAAATATGTACCTATGAGGGGTATTACAAAAGAGACCATGCAGGATTTCAACGTCCTGACATATGACGACAAACAAGAATACATATACCCTTCTGGGGGAATTAAGGTACGTTGTATAGCTGACAAGAAGTTCTACACCAAAGAGGGGTTCAAGGGTGACGAACTGTTTGGTATGAACCTGTTTACTGCAGGTTGCTCTAAAACTGTGACAATCACAGAGGGCGAACTAGACGCACTGTCAGTAGCACAAATGCTTAAGAGTCAATATATCAATCCTGTTGTGTCTTTACCTTCTGCTACCCCTTCCAAGAAAATGTGGGAGAACTGTGCAGATTGGTTAAACAGTTTTGAGCGTATTGTGTTATCTGTTGATAATGACGAAGCAGGTAACGCTGTAGCTGATCGTGTGGCACGTCTATTTCCTAACAAGGTATATCGTGTACCACATGAGAAGTACAAAGACGCTAATGACTTTCTGCAGAACAATGCAGCACAAGAGTTCAAGTCTGCTTGGTTCAAGCCTCGTAAGCATACGCCAGAGAATATCCTAAACAGCACAGAACAATTCTTGTCGCTGTATCGGGATACTCCAGAACACCAGTATGTACCCACAGGAATACAGGCACTTGATGACAAGATCCTTGGTTTGATGCAGGGACACTTTACTGTGATCAAGGCTCCCACAGGAATTGGTAAGACAGAGATCATGCGCTATCTTGAGTATAATATGCTAGAGCGTGGCATACCTATTGCAGCATGGCATCTGGAAGAGACAAAGTTACGTAGTCTTCTTGGTCTTGTGTCGTATCACAGAAAAGATAATCTCACACGCAGAGACTTGATCGAAGAGAAAGGCGCAGAAGACCTTGTTGTTACCGCTATCGAAGAACTGACCAAGGACGAAAACTTCTATCAGTTTTATTTACCAGATGGTCAAGGATCTGATGAACTGTGTGATCAGATACGCTTCTTTAGCCAAGCCTGTGATTGTAAGTTTGTGTTCTTTGAGCCGATACAGGACGTGGTGGCAGGTACGTCAGAAGAAAGCAAAGAGGCTATGCTTGCAGACTTGTCTATCAGATTGTCGAAGCTGGCTGCAGAGTTAAACGTAGGGATCGTGACAATCGCCCATACCAATGAAAACGGAGACCCAAAGTATTGTAAGATGATTGGTCAACGTGCCTCTGTTATCATTGATCTGCAGCGTGATAAAGAGTCAGAAGACTATGATGAACGTAACACTACGTATATCAGCGTACAAAAAAACCGCCCCTGCAGCGAAGAGGGACGGGCTGGAAAGATGAAGTTTGATTCAGATAGTTTTACACTAAGAGAGGTAATATAGTGCCAGTATTTGATATAGAAACAGATGGACTAAACAGCACCAAGATACACGTATTGTCTTGGGCTGATGATAATGGTGATGTACAGCATACCTATGACTATGAGGCTATGCGTATATTCTTTACAGAAGCAAAGGTTTTGATCGGTCACAACATTGTGAGGTTTGACATCCCAGCAGTAGAAAAAGTGTTAGGGATAGAAGTTAAAGCCACCCTGATCGACACGTTAGCGTTATCATGGTACATCAACCACCATCGTAGTAAGCATGGCTTAGAGAGTTATGGTGAGGACTACGGTGTACCAAAGCCAAAGATTAGTGATTGGGAAAACCTGACCAAAGAAGAATATGCACATAGATGCAATGAGGACGTTAAGATCAACATGCGCCTGTGGCGTGATCTTGAGATCAAACTAAACAAGCTGTATTGCGACAAACCAACTGAGGGTCCAACAGCAGATGAATTGATAAACTATCTGACCTTCAAGATGAAGTGCGCTGCAAGACAAGAGGCCCTACAATGGAAATTAGACGTAGATAGGGCGCAGGGATATCTGGCTGATTGGGAACAACAGAAAGAAGAAAAGACTGAGGCATTGGCTAAAGCTATGCCAGAGCGTATCCTGACTGCAATGAGGACGCAGCCAAAGGTAATGTATAAGAAGGATGGTAGCCTGTCCAGTCATGGTGAGAGATGGATAGAATTGTGTAAGACAAACCGTATGCCCTACACCACCAAGTCTATGGTTGTTGAGGTGGGCAGAGAGCAAGGAAATCCTAACTCTTCTGATCAAGTAAAGATGTGGCTGTTTGATCTTGGTTGGCAACCCCGTACATATAAATTTGTTAGAGAGGATGATGGGAGTGAACGCAAAATCCCACAGATAAGAAAGGACGGTGAGCTTTGTGAAAGTGTCTTGGAGTTGGCTGATAAAGAGCCTAGCATTACTATTTTGGACGGTCTGTCTGTTCTTACTCATAGAATTGGTTTACTCAAAGGAATGTTGGTCTCCCAACGTGACGGATACGTACAGGCCACTGTCGCAGGTTTTACGAACACACTACGATTTAGACACGCGAAACCTTTGGTAAACCTGCCATCTGTAGATAGACCACTTGGTAAAGAGATCAGGAGTTGTCTAACATCGCCTGATGGTTATGTGTTGTGTGGTGCGGATATGACATCCCTAGAGGATACAACAAAGCGCCATTACATGAAGCCACATGATCCAGAATATGTTGCAGAAATGAGTAAGGAAGGGTTTGATCCTCACCTTGACTTGGCTAAACATGCTGGTGTTGTTACACAAGAAGATATAGACAAACATAATTCTGGTGAACGTAGTCTAAAAGCTCTACGTAAAAACTACAAGGTGGTAAACTACTCTGCCACATATGGCGTAGGAGCGCCTAAGCTGGCGCGTGAGACAGGTATGAGTAAGAAGGATGCCCAGAAGCTACTAGATGCCTTTTGGTCGCGTAACTGGTCAATAGAGAAGGTCTCAAGCGAATTACGTGTAAGAGAAGTTCTTGGCGGTATGTGGGTACAGAACCCTGTATCAAAGCTGTGGTACTCTTTACGTTCTGACAAAGATAAGTTCAGTACACTCAATCAAGGCACAGGAGTTTGGTGCTTTGATAATTGGGTTGCTCAATGTCAGGAGTTTGG